CGGTGACCCGGCGTGGAGGTTCGCTAGCGCCAGTGTACACACTGGGAGGGCAGTTCAGGTTTACGGCGAGTCGCGGGCCCGTCCTCGCCGTCGTCCGTGCTCTGCCGCGTACTGCACGAGGACGTCGAGGCGGACGTACCGGCGCCCTCCGTAGAGCACCGTGTCCATCCCGTTGGTGGCCCACTGCTTGATGGTCCGCTTGCTGCGGCGGATCCGCTTCGCCGCCGCGTCGAGGGTCAGGATCTCCGCCGTCATGCGATCCAATCCAGGACCTGCTGGTACGTCTTCGTTGGGACCTCGTAGGTGCATGCCTCGCACTGCACGGCGACGTCGTGGACGTCTTCGGAGTGCCAGACCGCGCCGATCGCGTGCTCCCCGCAGACCGGGCACTGGCGGGCGTGGACGTCGCGGGGTCGTCGTGGTGCTCGCGGGTACTTGCCGAACAGGGCTCGGAAGATGTCGTTCACGTCGTCGATGAACACGGGTCCGGCGCTGTCGGAGAGGATCGCGTCCCACCGGATGAGCAGCCAGGTGACGAGGATCTGCACCAGCTGCCCGGCGCCGGCTGGGGTGGCTTCGGCGCGGAACCCCTGCTCCTGTCCGTCGCGCTTCCACACGACGACGACGGTCGCGGGTGGGTTGACCTGTAGGCGGTCGGCCCAGTTCGTCACCCACTGCACGATGCGGGCGTACGCGTCGTCGGTGTCGTCGATTGCGTCGGCGCGGAACGGGAGCGGCGCCTCCTTCGACGTGGCCCGGGGCATGCCGTCGCTCATGACGCCGAGGGACGGGACTGCGAGGCTGCGGGCGTACGCGATGAGGCCCGGTGCGTCGTTAAGGGTGCGGCGTGCTCGTGCGGCGGCGAGGGCGAGGGCGGTCTCGTCGTCGAGCTCGATGGTGTCGGTCATGCCGCTCTCCGTTCGTTCCAGGGTGTGTCGGTGTCGGTGGAGACGAGCCACCAGAGGGCGGTGATGTCGTCGACGAGCCACGAGCGACGGGAGTCCGCTTCGCAGTCGTCGCTCTCGCACTCGGAGCAGCCGTACCCGGCCGGGCGCAGCAGGCACAGCACCTCGCCCTCGGGCCACGAGTGCCCGATGTGCTCCGGGTGGTCAGGATCTGCGTGCCCGTGCGGGCAGTCGGCCCCGGCTCCCCAGAACATGGGCACCCGGTTCGGAAGGTGGCCCCACTGGTAGTCGCGGACGTCGGCGAGCACCTCGTCGAGTTCCGCCTGCGTCAGCGTCCGGTCCGTCGTCAGTGCGACGGGAGTCTCAGCGTGCATGATCTTCGCCCTTCGCTTAAAACGGGGTCTCGTCGTCGTACGTGCCGCCCGGCTGCGTCCACGTGTCCGCCTGCGGCTGCTCAGCGCCCTGCGGGGCCCAGGACGGGTTGTCAGCCGTCTGGCCTCCCGCTCGGCCGCTGGTGGCCCGTGAGACCGCCGCGGTGGCGTACCGGAGCGACGGGCCGATCTCGTCGACCTCGAGCTCGATGCTCGTGCGCTGGTTGCCCTCGCGGTCCTGGTACGACCGCTGGCGAAGGCGTCCCTGCGCGATGACGCGGGAGCCCTTCGTCAGCGAGCCGGACACGTGCTCGGCGAGCTCGTTCCAGACGCTCGAGCGGAGGAACAGCGCGTCGCCGTCCTTCCACTCGTTCGCCTGCCGGTCGAACGTCCGCGGCGTCGAGGCGATCGTGAAGTTCGCGACCGCCTTGCCGTTCTGCGTGTACCGGAGCTCGGGGTCTGCGGTGAGGTTCCCCACCACGGTGATCACGGTCTCGCCGGCCATCAGGCCACCGCCCCGAACGCCTTGGCGGTGGCGCATGGCCAGTGCACGTCCGACGGAACGTAGTGCTCGGGGTCGATCTCCTGGATGAGGCCGAAGCAGTGGTGGCAGATCGCCAGCTTCACGGTGGGGCACTCATCGCCCCGCTCGGCTTCTTCGTGATCACACTCGCCCTCCACGCAGTCGAACGGGAGCACGTCCTCCTCGGTGCGGTGGTGGAGCTGCTCGACGGCTGCGAGCTGCGTCACGGCGAGGTTGAGGCGGCGCTCGTCGGCGTCGCTGATGGTGGTGGTCATGCTGCGAACTCCTTGGTGTTGATGTGCTGCTCGAGCAGGGACGGCTGGAAGCCGCCCCACGCCTGGTCAGAGAACCCGCCGGGCATCTCCTCGTCGGGGGTCTGCACGACGACGATCGGTGCTGAGCTGATGCCGAGCTCGTGGGCGGCGGCGATCACGCCCTCGTCCTCGGCGCTGTCGTGGATGAACGGGACCTTCCGGTCCGTGAGCCACTTCTCCGTCAGCCGGCACTGCATGCAGTTCGGCTTCGAGTAGACGCGGACGGTCTGCTGGGTGGTCATGCTGTCCTGCTTCCTGCCGCCGGGGCGGCCTTCTCGATGCGGCAAGCCAGTGCCGCGCTGATTGCTTCGTCGAGCTCGTCGCGGAACTGCGCTGCCTCCGCGATCTCGAGCTGCGCCTGCACGCCGCGGACCTCGACGGACACGCCGCCGAAGTCGTCCGCCCACGTGTCGGCGATGGTCTCGGTCTTCGTCCTCGTCACGCCCATCAGGCGGCCTCCGCTCCGTCGAGTGGCACCGCACCGTGCGGCGACCACGTCCTGTCCCTGAGGCGCGCGAACTGGCCCTGCCAGATCAACGACACCTCCCCGTTCTCCCCATGCCGGTTCTTCGCCACCGCCACCGTCAGATCCGCCGGCGTCTTCCGGTCGTACGACAGCAGCAGCACCACGTCGGCGTCCTGCTCGATCGACCCCGACTCACGCAGGTCCGACAGGATCGGCACCCGCGACTTCCGCCCCTCGACGAGACGGTTCAGCTGCGACAGCGCGATGACCGGGACGCCGAGCTGCTTCGCGAGCTTCTTCAGCGACCGCGACAGCTCCGACACGAACTCCTGCCGGGACTGCTGCTGCGTCGCGCCCTCGATGAGCTGCAGGTAGTCCACGACGACGCCGGCGAGCTGCCCGCGCCGCGCCACCGATCGGATGAACGCCCGCATCTCGGCGAGCGTCGTCGACCGGTCGTCGATGAAGATCGGCGCGCCCTGCATCTTCTGCCTGGCGATCGCGACCCGCTTCCACTGCTCGTCGTTCAGCGTGTGGTTCCGCAGCGACTTCATGTGGACCTCACCGAACTGCGAGATCAGACGCAGCTGCAGCTCGTCCTCCGACATCTCGAGGGAGACGTAGACGACCATGCCGCGGCGGGCGAGCATCGTCGCGAGGTTCATCCCGAAGATCGTCTTCCCCTCGCCCGGCCGAGCCCCGATGACCACGAGGTTCCCGCCGGCGAGACCGCCGATCAGCTTGTCGAGGGACTCGAACCCCGTCGACATGAACTCCGGCTTCTCCTGCAGCCGATCGATCGTCGCGCCGATGGTGTCCCCGACCGGGTGCACCTCCACGCGGGTGTTCTTCGCGACGACCTCGAGGGTCTGCTGCGCCTCGTCGACGAGCTTCAGCGGGTCGCCCTCGGTCGCGGCGCCCATCTGCGATATCCGCATTCCGGCCTGCTGCAGCCGACGACGGATCGCCTTCTGACGGACGATGTCCGCGTGGTACGCCACGTTCGCCGTCGTCGCGACGAGGGACGTCAGCTGGAACAGGTACGCGTCGCCGCCCACCTGCTTGATGAGGCCCTTCTGCTCGAGCTCGTTGATCACCGCGATGGTGTCCGACGGCTCGTCCCGCTCGGCGAGGGTGGCGATCGCCCGGGCGATGTGCTCGTGCTTCGGGTGGTAGAAGTCCGCCGGCGTCAGGATGTCGAGGGCCGCCCAGATGGCGTCCCGGTCGAGGAGCATCGCGCCGACGACGGTCTGCTCGGCGAGCTGGTCGAACTGCTGCACGTCATCCACGGAGCATCACCGCGGACAGCCACTCCTCGTCGCCCTCGTGCTCGTCGAACTCCTCGACGGTCACACCGTGCAGCTCGCACCACGCCTGCTTCTGCTCGGCGAGCAGCTCGGCGGTCGCGTCGAGGCCCTGCACCTTCCGCGGCCGCCCACACCGGTCGAGGACGTCCGACGGCATGATCCACCGGTGCTCCTCGCGGTAGTGCTGCTGCACCACCGCCAGCGCCTCATCGAAGCTGATCTGACCGATGAGCTGGTGCCACGCCCGCGCCGAGAACTCGGTCAGCGGCCGGCTGTCGATGCCCTGCGCCCACGCCAACAGCGCGGCCGTCTCCTGCTTGTTCATCTCGTGCGTCCTCCTCAGCCATCCGCGCGATCAGCGCGAGGGTGTCGTCCTGTCGTTCCTGCATGCGTCCATGACGCGGTCGCGGGAGCGGGTCGTTCCACCGCTCCTGGTTCAGCCACGGCACGAGACCGGGCACGAACTGCTCCGACCAGCCGCCGACCTGGTACGCGGCCCCATGTGCCTTCACCGCCATGACGAGCGCTTCGAGCGTGATGGTCTTCGCCTTGACCAGCCGCGCGAACTTCTCCTGTGCCGGCTTCTTCTTGTCGTGCTTCGGCCACGCCCTCCACGCCTCCTCGAACGCTTCGTGCACGCGCGCGATGGACGGGTTCTGGACGGTTTCTTCTACGTAGTAGAAGAGGGACGGTTTGTGTGCAACAGGTTGCACGTCGTGAGTACGCGATCTCGCACCCCGTGACTCGTCAGATTGCACGTCGTGAACCGACGGGGTGCAGGTCTTGCCTGCCGTCATGACGACGTCGTAGACCACCGGACGACGGTCCGCGCGGAAGTGCGACACCAGCTCCTGGTCGCCTTTCCGGATCAGCCCCTCGTCCTCGAGCGCCCGCAGATGCGACGCCACACTCCGCACCGAGCAGCGGGCCCGATCTGCGATCCACTCCCGTGCCGGATACGCGGCCGTGCCGTCGTCGTGCGCCCGGTCGGCGAGGGCGAGTAGCACGAGCAGGTGCGACTGCGTCGTCACCGGCGCCTCGTACAGCACCCACGTGATCACTTTCAAGCTCACGGTTCCTCCTCCTCTCGTTCGTCCATCTCGCCCGCCTCGATGCGGGTCCTCATGCCCTCCGCCATCGCCGCGACGAGCGGGTTTCGGTGCGCCTCCCACCGGGCCAGATGCGCCAGCACGGCCGCCTCGCTCAGGGCCATCAGCCGTCCTCGCATCCGCACGGCTTCTCGAGCCAGCACTGCGTGCAGATCGGTGCGGGGGCCGGGCACCGCGAGTGCTGCCAGAACCCGTCCGGCGTCATCTCGATCAGCTGCCCTCGGCGGATCACGTATCCACACTCCGCGCAGTCCGTCTCGAACTGCGCCTCGATCGGCTTCACGGCCACACCCCGGCCGGCGGGTACACCGGCACCACCTGACCGTTGTCACGCAGCAGCACCAGCCCGTGCACCGCGTGCCGCACCTCGACCAGCTCCGGGTCGTCGTGGCCGCCGATCTTGATGCCCCGGCGCACCGCCTCCGCCTGCATCTCCGGATCCGACTCGATCGCCCCGTTGATCGAGCTTTCGAGCCACACCACGTTCGACAGGCGGTGCTTCGACCGCCGGCCGCCCATGCCGCCCTGCCGGTGCTGCGGAACGAGGGTGTCCGACTCGTCGCCCGTCCACGCGCTCCGACGGCCGTCACGGGCCTCCAGCGCGGCGAGGAGCGGCGCCGGCGTCCGCGAGCTCATGCCGCCACCGCCTGACGCGACCAGCTCGGGAAGTTCGCCTCAAGGCCCATCCGACGTCGGTGCTTCGAGACCGTCGAGTGCGCCAGACCGAGCCGCCGACCGATCTCCGAGTCCGACAGCCCCTCACCGTGCATCTCACGGATGCTCACCAGCTTCGGGTCGACCGCCTTCGCCTCGCCGACCAGCTGACGGCGAACACACTCGCGCACCAGGGACCGCACCGACGTGCCGTGCTCCTCAGCCAGCTGCTCGAGCGCCCGGAACTGCGCAGCCGGCAGTTCGACCCGCACCTGCACACCCAGTTCGCCGCTCATCGCCGCACCTCGACTCGGACCGTCGAGTCCACCGTCAGCACCCGGGCCCGGCCGCCGAGCGACGGCTCGAACGTGAACGTCGTCACCGTGCGCCCCGTGATCGACCCGTCATGCGAGATCGCGATCACACGACCCTCGAACGGCGCATCCAGACCGGACTCCGGCACCGCCACCGTCTTCCCGTACACGCCAGCGTTCAGCGCGCCCGCCATGACCTTCGGCGTCGGCGTCGCACCACATCGGGTGCAGAACTTCATGGCGCCGTCGGGGTGGATCACGGGGACGACGTTCGCGCCCCGGACCAGCTCGCAGCCGCGGACGTGCACCACGTCACCGCGACGCACCAGCATCGTGTTCTCAGCCATCAGGCACCGCCCAACGAATCGCGCAGCGCCTGCACCCACGCCGTACGACCCGCAGTCCGCTCCTGCGCCTTCCGCCACGCTTCCTCCGCGCGGTCGAGCTCACGGTCGGCGGCGTCTTGAGTCCGCTGCGCGTACTCGGCGACCGGCACCGCGCGCTGCTGAACGAGCGACAGCCCTGAGCAGTCGAACCGGATCGACTCCTGCAGCTGCTGCACCATGAACTCCTGCAGCCCCTTGTGCTCCTCCGTCGGCGGCCGCCAGCCCCGCACGGCTGAGAGCATCAGCTCGTACCGGCTCTGCAGCTCGATCGCCTTGCGGATGGCCGTGCGGACGTGCTCGTTGTGCTCGGCGATCTCCGAGTCCTGCGCGTCAGCCCACTGCTTCAGCGTCCGCCGACGCAGCTCGAACACCCGAGACAGCGCGTCGTCGACCGACTTGCGCTCCCACGACGACGGCTCGAAACGGTCCGGGATCTCAGCGTGCGGCTCGTCCCGCAGGTCGATCAGGGCGCCGAACGCGCGCGCGCACTGCATCGCAAACTGCTCGAACGTCTGGTCCTCGCCCTTGTAGAGCGTGTCCGTGTAGCCGGTTGGCATGGCCTTCTCCTACCTCTGCTCCGGGACGTGCCCGTGAGCCTGGAACTGATCCGCCGCGCGCTGATCGGCGCGATCGGTACGGTGGTTGTCCGCGGCAGCCGCGAACGTGTCCAGCAGCTTCCGCAACCACTGCTCGTGCTTCTCCGCCACCAGGGCGGCCAACTGCAACCGGAACCCGTCGTTCGACCCCCGAGCCATCTGCTCAGCCAGAGCGCGGGACACCTTTCCGTCACCCATGACGGCCCGGACGGTCTCCCGGTCGACGTGGTTCTCGAACCGGACCTTCGCGGTCGCGAAGTCGACACCGGCCTCCCTCAGCTGCTGCGCGACCTCGAACCGCATCGCGATCAGCTGCGCCCCGTACGAACCCGTCAGGGTCCGCCCGACCGCGTTCACCAGGGCGACGTGCAGCCGGTCGTCCGGGTCCGGCCGGTGGATGCCGACCGAGGCCAGGACGTTCGCGATCCGCGGATCCAGCGGCGGCCGGTCGACGATCTCGCCTGTCGCGACATCCACGGCGCTCACCAGCTCCACCCCCGACCCCACGTCTGGAAGTCAGCCTCGGTCTGAGGGCCGGGATCGACCGGACGAGGCGGCTTCGATGCATCGAGCCCATCGGGCTCGTGCAGCCGAGTTCCGCCGCTCTTCGTGGTCCACCACTGGACGTCACCGCTGCGATGAGGACCACCGCGCGCCTTCGTCTTCAGCGTGTGGTTCACAGTCCGCTCGCACTGCTTGCCGTCGTGCACGGACTCACAGCGCGGATACGGATCGCCCGGGCGCCTCATCGGTCGTACCCGCCGGCGCTCGGCGTCTCGTCGACCTCCGTGCCCTCAAGCACACCGTCGACCGTCTCCACCTCGTCGTCCGACTGCGGCACCTCCGCCGTCGCCCAGTCCGTTGTCGGCGTCTCCGGCTGCTGCTCCGCCCACTCCGGCTCCGGCTCCTTCACCGGCTCGGCCAGAGCCGCCAGCCGAGCACCGATCGCCGCCTGCAGCTCACCCGACCGCTCCTGCTTCGGCACCCGACGCCACAGCGCGTTCGCCTCGTCCTTCGACGACACCGCCGCGGCCTCCGCGAACCAGTCCGTCGGCGGCTCCACCGGCGCCTCCACCAGCGCCGGCTGCTCCTGCGAGGCCGGAGCCTGCTGCTGCGGACGGCCAGCGTTCGCCTGGTCCATCTCCTCCGTCGAGTACAGCCCCGACAGGTCCTGCGGGAACGCCTTCCGCAACGCCAACATCTCCGCGCACTTCCCGAGCATCAGCGCCGGCATCTTCCGCCACATCGGCCCGCCCGCGTTGTACGCGTCCAGCGTCGCCACCGCGTACAGCGGCTCCACGAACCCCTCACGGTGCACGCCCACCCGGGCGGCCTTCGGGGCTTCGCTCGCGAGCCACACGTCGACCCACGTCACACCGTCAGACGTCCACTGTGTCGCCGTCTGCCCGCGGTACTGCCCGGTCCGCTCGGCCACAAGGCGCGCCCCGTCGATCGACACCTGCGTGCCCCACTTGCCGCCACGCTCGATGCAGTAGATCTGCCGCGCGATCGGGTCCAACCCGGTCCGCTGCGCGTGCATCAGGAACGCCTCGACCACCGGACGCGGCGCCAACCGCCGTGCTGCCGGCGGGCCCGTCACCAGACCGGCCGCCTCGACGAGCGCCGCCTCGGACGCCGTCCACTTCGTCTCGTCTCCCGTTGAGGGGAGCGCTGCCACTGCGTTCGTCACGCTGCCTTCTCCTTCGCCTGCTTCGTCGTCTTCGCCGCGGTGACCCGCAGCGCTGCCTTCTTCACCACGACCTGCTCCACACCCGTCTGACGGATGTGCTCCGCCTCGAACGCCTCCACCGCCAGCCGCTCACGCTTCAGCGCCTTCTCCGCCTGGTCGAAGTCGTCCTCCGCCAGCTGCAGCCGCTCGTACAGCCCCGCCGGACGAGCGGCCTCCGCCGCCACCCGGTCGATGCCGAACACCGGCCGCTCCTCGACGACGGCCGGCGTGAACGACACCCGAGCGAGCGGCGACTCCTGCACCACCGCCTCCCCCGCGTCCAGCCGGTCGAACATCGCCCGGTACGCCGGCTCCTTCAGCGCCTTCGCCTCCTTCTCGAGGTCGAGACCGCGCAGGTAGTTCACGGCGAGGGTGTCCAGCTCCTCATCGATCACCGGCTCCTCACCGGCACGAGCAGCCGCCAGCGCCGCGTCGAGGCGCTCGAGGAACTGGTCAGCGATGACGACGAGCTCCGCGAACAGGTCCGCGTCGAACTCGACCCACGCCGTCGGGACGAACAGGTCCAGCGGCTCCGGCTCCTCGTACCGGCCACCACGCGGCAGCCAGTCGCCGTCGTGCTGCTCCCACGCGTACAGGGACCGGACAGCGCCGAGGACACCCATGACCCACTGCTGCTGGATCGCGTAGCCCTTCTTCCGGTACGCGGCCTCGCCTGGTGCGATGTCGACGCCCGACGTCTTGATCTCCGCCACCTCGAGCACATCGCCGTCGTCACCGGTGACAGCGCGAACGCCGTCAGGCGACGCGAGGTACCGCGGGTTCGACGCCGAGCGGAACACACGCGACTCCGGCAGCATCCCGAAGGACTCCTGCAGCTGCGCGGCGATGATCGGCTCCCGCGTCTTGCCCCACTCGATGAACTTGTTCCCGATGGTCGACCCGGCGGCGGCAGCCTCGAGCTCCTCCTGTGACGTCGCCAGCAGGAACGTCAGCTTCTCCCGGATGATCTGCTCATCGCTCTTCCCGCCGAGGCCGTGAGCCCGCAGGTAGAGGTCGCGGATCTCCGTCGCCGTGACACCGCCGGCACGGTTGAGGAGCCACGCTGGGCGGTCGGTGTCCGGAGCGCCGGCACGCGCCTCGAGCTCAGCGGGCAGCGACGTCCGCACCGCGGCGCTCACTGGTCGCCGCCGAACGGGTCGCGCAGCTGCTCGGCGATGGTGCCGCCGATCTCCTGCTCCGTGAGCTCGTCGTCCGCCGGCGTCTGCTCGGCGTCGAAGATGCCGAGCGTCTCGTTCCCCGTCCGCACCTGGTACGCCTGCTGCTGCAGGTCCTGCGCCGACGCCACCAGGCCGCCGGACAGCGGCTCGATGTGCACGGCCTTCACGAGCGTCGACGAACCATCCGCATTGTCCCGGTGCTCGATGACCTCGTATGTGACGATCGCCGTCACCTTGTGCCCCAGCTGCGCGTGAGCCAGCGCCCCGTCGACGTCCACCTCCTGCAGGCCGTCCCGGGTTTCTTCGAGCTTCCGCTTCATGATCTGCACGCTCACGACGCGCTCCCTTCGTTGATGGGCCAGGACACTGCGCCCATGGCCTCGATCTGCTGCTTGCTCGGCTCCCCATCGATCGGTGAGCCGAAGGACCGCGCACCCATCGCCGCGAGGGCGAGAGCGTCGGCCACGTTGTGGTCCCGGATCGTCAGATCGGGATGACGGGCCCGCATCGACGCGAGCACCGCCCGCTTCTGCGCCTTGCCGTCGTTGGCGGCGTACTTCGCCCGAGTTCGGGGTGACACGATGACGACGACGTGACCGCACGCGAGGAGCGGGCCGCGGACCATCCACCGCTGCGCGTGCCGCTCGTCCGGCTTCCCGAACCGAGAACCCCACGACGGCCCCTCGAGGACGACGAGCGCCCCGGCCGGCACCTGGCGGAGCGTCCGCTGAGCCGTCGACTCGATGCGACGCCACGACAGCAGCGGGTCGTCCGACGCAGCTGCATCGACCCGTTCGAGCGACACCTGCCCGTCTCGGATCACCGCGACCCCTGTGCTCGCCAGAGACAGGTCCAGGCCGACGACGATCACGAGCCGCACCGCAGGTGGATCCACGTCCACCGCAACGGCACCAGCCCGACCGTGTTACACGCCGAGCACGCCTGCGGCTTCTGCCGGGACGCGAGGAACGCGCCGTGCTCCTCGCAGACGAAGGACACCGCTTCGCAGTGGTTGCACCGCATCGCCCACTCCGACGGCTTCGCGCACCGCTCGACGTGGTCCTGCGTCCGCCGAGTCCGCTTCTCGCACTGCGGGTACTCCGCCAACGCGATCTGCAGGTGCACCGGCAGCTCCACGGCCATCACCGCACGCCGTCTGCGACGTCGAGCCGAGAGAGCACCGGCGCCGGGTCGTCACCGATGATGTGGCGCGCCACCCAGGCCCGGACCACGGCGATCATCGGATGCCCTTGGGCGGCGTCAGCATCGCGAGGGCACCGACGAGCCAGGAGACGACGATGAGGAACAGCAGGCCACCGTTGATCGGGGCCTCAACGACCCACGACAGGACGGCGATCGCGACTGCGAAGCCCCACCACGGCAGACCGCGAAGCAGCGTCCGCTGCGCCTCCGTCGTCCCCGTGATCGGGACCGGCAGCGTCGCGTCGAGCGGGACCTCGACGACGGACCGCTCGCCGAGCTCGTTGCGGATCGTGAGCACGACCTGGTCGTGCACCTGAGCGGTGGAGTGGACGCGCCAGATGTGGCCGTCGTGGTCGAAGATCAGCTCGTCCGAGCGGATCAGCGCAGCGAGCTTCCGCCCGGCTGCAGGCATGGAGGTACCACGGAACATGTCGTTGCCCCTTCGGGGTGGGAGAAGTGATCCCGCCGGGCTGTCGGTAGCCGGGCGGCAGAAGATCAGAGAGGGAGAGAGTCAGGCGGCGTCGCGCTGCGCGGCGACGTACGCGCGCAGGTCGCCGAGGCGGTACTTCACGAGGCGCCCGACCTTCGTCGCGACGGGCCCCTTCCGGAGGCGACGCCACTCGTAGAGGGTCTTCACCTTCAGGCCGAGGTACTCGGCCGCCCTGGTGATGTCGACGAGCTGCTCGTCGTCGGGTCGGGTCTGGGCGAGGTCGATGCTCACGAGGCCACCGCCAGCGCCTCAGCGCGCTGAGCCGCCGGCTTCGTCCGGGGCATCAGCTCGTACGTGACGAGGCCGAGCGCCTCGGCGATCGCGTTGAGCTCCTCGACGTCGAACGCGACCTTCCCGGACAGCTTCCGGGACAGCGTCGCGCCGGAGATGCCGGTCTTCGTCGACACGGCGGACTGCGTCAGGCCGGCGCGTCCGATGGCCGCTCGGACCTCTCCCGCCACTTGCTCGCTGTAGCTCTGCGTTTCCATGTGGACCAGTATGCGCCCATGTGTGTCCGCCGCAAGGGGGACTTGTGGTTGTTTCCATTTCTGGCTAGTTTTTTCCACATGGGAACGAACAGCCGTGAATTGGGTCCGCTGAGCCAGGCAGTGAGCGCTGAGCTGCGTGCGGAATCGAGCCGCCGCAACATCGGCGTCCGCGAGCTCGGCGAACGCAGCCGGCTCCCCTACTCGACGGTCTCCAAGAGCCTCCGCGGCGCCCGCGTCATCGACGTCGAAGAGCTCGGCCGGCTCTGCCACGGACTCGACATCGAGCCCGCCGAGATCCTCCGCAACGCCGAGATCGCGATCCGCCGGCACGGTGCCACCTACTTCGACACCCTCGCTGCCGCCGACGCCGCAGACCTCGCGCGCTGGGGCCTGAAGCCGAACCTCAGTGTCGTACCCACCCCGCAAGATGAGGACACCTCCGAGGACTACGACGTCATCCCTGACACGTCGCACCTCGAGGCCCTCCCCAAGGCCGCACGCCGCGGCCAGCGCAAGGCAGACGAACCGGCTGCCGACTGACCACCCACGGGGGCAACGTGAGAGAGCTGATGGACATCGCACGGGACTACGGCGTCCGCGTCGTCATGGGGCACTTGCCCGATGACCTCCTCGGCGCCTACTCCCCGCTCGAGAGCCGCATCTACCTGGACATCCGACTCACACCGTCCGAGCGGCGCTCCGTCCTCGCACACGAGCTCGGGCACGTCTTCCACGGGCACACCTGCGACACCGGCCGGGACAGCGCCATCGAGCGCCAGGCCGACTCCTACGCCGCGACGCTGCTCGTACACCCCGAGGACTACGCCGCCCTCGAGCGCGTCAGCCCCGACACCCACTACATCGCCGAGGAGCTCAACGTGACCCCCGCCGTCGTCCACGACTTCCGCCGCTACGTGCTCCGCAAGTTCGGCCCCCGCATCTACGCCGGCCACCGGCTCGTCAGCGCCTGATGCCCCGCCCACCACTCGTCCTCGGCACCTGGGGGCAGATCACCCGCAGCCGCCGCGGGAAGCTCTGGGTCGCGAAGGCCCGCTTCCGCGACTTCGACGGCGTCACCCGACTCGTCGAGCGCACCGGCTTCACGGGCCGTCAGGCGGAAGACACGCTCGTCGAGCACCTCCGGGACCGGACACGCCTCCACGGCGGCGAGATCACCGCCGAGAGCCACGTGCGGGTCCTCGCCGACCGCTGGTACGACACGCTCCTCGAGCGGAAGGTCGCATCCGGCACCCTCGAGGCGTACCGGCGATCGCTCCGCACCCACATCGAGCCCGCACTCGGCGCTCTCCGGATCCGCGAGGTCACCGTGCCCGTCGTCGACAGGCACCTCGGCGCGCTCATCGCGAAGTCCCCCTCGGCGGCGAAGACCGCCCGGGTGATCCTGAAGGGCATGTTCTCCCTCGCCGTCCGGCACGGCGCCGCCGGCACGAACCCCGTCACCGAGGCACGCACCGTCGCCGTCACCCGCGGCGAGGTGCAGACCATCGCACCAGCCGACGTCGTCGTGCTCCGGCAGCGGCTCCGTGCCTGGGACACCGGCACTGACAAGGGCGGCCGGGTACGCACCGCGGAGCTCGGCGACCTGGTCGACATGCTCATGGCGACCGCCGTCCGGACCGGCGAGCTGCTCGCCATCCGGTGGGTGGACGTCGACCTCGGCGCCGACATCCCGACCGTCACGATCACCGGCACCGTCGTCCAGGTACGCGGCGAGGGCCTGCAACGCCAGAAGCACCCGAAGACAGCCTCGTCTTGGCGCAGGCTCCCCCTGCCTCCGTTCGCCGTCGCCATGCTCATGCAGCGCCGCGCAGACGCCTACACGGAGTGGGTGTTCCCGTCGTCGACCGGGACGCTCCGCTCACCGAACAACATGCGCCGGCAGTGGCGCGACTTCCGCGACCACCACGGGTACGACGACTGGATCACCCCGAAGTCGTTCCGGAAGACCGTCGGCAAGCTCATCCGCGACGGGGTCGACCTCGACACCGCGGCCGCGCTCCTCGGCCACTCGAACACGCGCGTCACCGAGCAGCACTACACCGGCCGGATCCACGACGCACCCGACGTCCGCGAGCACCTCGAGCAGCTCGGCCACTGACCGGCAAAGCGTTGGGTTTCCGTTGGCCCAACGAGAAAAGGCCCGGGACCGCTTTCGCGATCCCGGGCCTCATCTGGTGTTCTGGTGCACCCCCTCGGACTTGAACCGAGAACCCACTGTTCTCGGCGTCCGTTCCCACCGTCTCCCCCGTACTCCTACTAATCCCCGATCACACCTGCCGCGGGGCCCGGTCACGGCGGCTCTCGATCCCACCGATTCCCATGCGTTTCCGCCTCATTCCGTTGGATAGACGTTGGATTGGAACGCCCGCCGGGCACGAGCGGCAACGCCGGCAGCCGTCGACCGCTGCACCCGGTGCGCAACGACCGCGTACTCCTCGAGCACGTCCGGGCGGAATACCAGGCGGCCGAGCACCTGCCGGTACCGCACCCACGACATCTCGAGCTCCGTCCGGATCGCAGCTTCCTTCGTCCGGTCGTTCCTCGGGTGCCGCTCCTCGAACGCCAGGACGGCCCTCTCGCTGTCGATCATGGGCGTCAGCGTCTCTCAGCCCACCGACAGCGGCCACGGCCCGGAGAGCGCCTGTCAGCGGTTCGCGGCACCATGCCCGCATGCCGCAGTACCAGTGGTCCCCGCCCGAGCACCCGGACCCGCCCGAGGACCAGCCGATCGGCATCGACGGCGTCGAGTGGTCCGAGTGGGTCGACCACACGCCTGTGTGGGTGCAGGTCGAGTTCACCCGCACGGGCTGGCAGCGAGTCCCAGGGTTCGTCGACGCCGACGCCGGCGATCGGGTCTACGTCCAGTTCGTGCACATGGGCTTCGCGCATCGAGTGTGGCTCGAGCGCGACCGGGTCACGCGGCGACAGCTGAAGGAACGGCGCTGACGTCCTCGGGTGACGCGGTCTCGCCGCGCTCCGTCGCGCAGGCCAGCGCACCGACGAGCGCACCGAACAGGATCGTCGACGTCGAGCTCAGCGGGACGGGCGCGACGTAGGACGCGGCGAGCATCCCCACCAGCGCGGCCGCGATCCCCAACGTCGCCATGGTCGGCCGGTTGAGGGACCGGAGCAGGGGGCTCGCGACCGAGAGCACGAACATCAGCACGCCGACGACGCCGGTCTTCACGCCCGCCCAGAGGTAGAAGTTGTGCGCGTAGTACGGGGCGTAGTCCAGTGTGAAGCTCGACGTGCCGGCCGACGGCTTGTACGCGAACCCGAACCCGTGCCCGAACACCGGCGACGACGCGATCCCACGCAGCAGCCACGCGTCCTCGCTCGACCGGAACTGAACGGATGCGTCGGTCGCCTGCACGTTCGACGTCAGCCCGTCGAGGACTCGGCTCGAGTAGCTGGACACCTGCGTGTTGATGAAGTCGCCGCCGGGCAGCGTCGAGAGGACGGGGTTCAGGACGATGAGGAGAGCGAACGCCGCGATCGTGACGAGCACGATGCCGCCCGCACGAAGCGCCGCGGACACCGTCCTGGTCGCGATGACCGCGAAGAGGATCGCGACGGCGAGGGCGAGGATCGAGTTGCGGGAGAAGCTGAGCACGACGATGACGGCCGCGGGAACAGACAGCACCCACGTGCTCCGGAGCGTGGCCCGCTTCGCGATGACGATCGCGGCGACGGCGCACAGCACGGCCAGAGCGGGGAACGTCGCGTTCGTCAGCAGTCGCGTCGCCGCCCCGGCAGCGGCAGTCGGATCAGCGAGGCTCGCTTCTTCCGTACGGCCGCCGACCTCAACCCCGAGCGTCGCGCCAGCCAGCACGACGACGGCCGACACCCACATCACCCACTTGATGACCCGGTACGCGGTACGAGCGATCTCCGTGCCGTAGACGCGGACGGCCAGGAAGATCATGGCCCCGCCCTCGGCGACCGGCCTGGCGTCGTACAGCAGCTTCGTGCCGGTGTTCTGCTCAGCGAACCCGACGAGGAAGCCGAGCGCGACGAACACCACGAACGCCAGCGTCAGCAGGTTCAGCCGTCGGCTGGCCCTGAACTTCACCAACGAGTAGAGGATGGCGAGAAGCAGGAACGGCTCGTGCGCGCGGATCGTGTTCCCGGCGACGTTGAACTCGGTCGGCACGAACGTCGGCAGCGCCGTGAACGCGAGGATGAGCGTGAGGTAGATCGTCCACGCCGGCCGGATCGCCAAGATCAGCACCGAAGCGATGACCGCGACCAGCAGCGGGGCGACCAGCGGTTCACGGACGGTCAGGGCAGCGGCAACCGTTGTGACAACGACCCCCGCGGCGACCACGAGGATCCTTCGCATGGACCGGAGACTACCAGCGCCCTGGTCAACCCCGAACTACCGAGGTACCCTCGCCGCATGTCCCTCGCATCCGCACTTCGCACCCTCTTCACCGACGTGCGTCCGGACGACCTCGACCACTGCGAGATCTGCGGCACCTACGTCGGTACCGCCGGCCACTGGGACACCATGACCCTCACCTGCGGCTCCGACGAGTGCGACGACGTCGCGATGGGGCAGCGCACCGTCTGACCGTCAGCCGCAACGACGAAAGACCCCCTCGAGTTCCCGAAGGAACCCGAGGGGGTCTGTTCTTTCCGCCGAGCGGGCAGCTACGCTCGCGTCGTGCTCGCTGGTCTCCTGGTCCTCACCGTCGTCGTCGCGGTGACGTTCGGCGCCGTCCGGACTTACCGGTGGATCATCAGCGCACCACCCGTTCACCGACAGGATGCGCTGTCTCGACTTCGACGCTCGGTGCACGTGCGCGTCGAGGCGGAGAACCTGTTCTGCAGGTCGTGCCAGACGGCGGTCGCCGGACCGAGCGGCTACTGCTCGGACGCCTGCGCGGCGTGACGACTACGCGAGGAGCGTCGCCGGGGCGGTGAAGGTGTCGCCGTAGTACCGGCCGCCCGGGGTGAGCACCTGCTTCGTGTACTCGGCGAGGTCCAGGTTCCGTGCCTGCGCGTAGGTGCGGCCGCTGACCGTGAGGTCCTCGACGTACACCCGGTAGTAGACCTGCGAGCCCTGGTCGCCCTTCACCGCGGAGTCCTGGTAGCCGACGTTGCCGACCATCATCGGGTAGAACGCCGTGTTCGCGGCGTTCATGAACGACTCGGTCGGCTTGTCCGCGAGCAGCGCCGCCGCGTCCACGTACGAATCGATGAACGACGGCTGCAGTTGAATCGCCGGCATGCCGGCCTGGATGTAGCCGGCGTCCCCGAACTTGTAGCCGCGCGACGTGTAGGTGCCGGCGACGCCGGTGAAGCCGCCCTTGTTGAATGTCGCGAAGTGCGACGAGCTCGAGGTGAGCGTCTGCACGAGGCCACCGTTCGCCGGCGCTGTGCGGAGCGCCGTCGGTCGCAGCCAGGCGGAGATGTAGATCTTCGGCTTCTTCGTCTGGATGTACTTCGTGACGTCGGAGCTCTGCAGCAGCAGGCCCGAGTTCGCCGTCACGTCGGACCCGAGGTGCGCGAGGTGGAGGCCGCCCTTCGAGGTGCGCTCCGCCCGGTTCGTGGCGTTGAGGCCGGACCCGCCGTAGGTGAACCCGATGGTCGCGCCCATGGCAGCCGCGGAGTCCTTCGCGAGGTTCGGGATGCTGTCCGGGTTCGCGGGGAACAGGCCGCTCCACGGGGCGTACGGGTGGCCGGGCTCGAGGAGCACCAGGGCGCCGGTCTTCGGCATCACCGGGTCGACCGGGTTCAGGTAGGGCCCGGAGAACTTCACTCCTGGCACCACGATTCGGAGTCCCATCAGATCTTCCCTCTCGTCTGCATCGTCTCGCCGATGATCTGGCCGATCGCGTTCGTGCCCGCGTCGGTGAAGTGCTTCAGGTCGTCCTGCATGATCTGCCGCGGGATGAAGCCCGCCGCGATGTCCGCGAGGTCCTGGGTGGTGGGCGTGAGGCCCACCCGGGTCAGGACGTCCTGCGTTGCCAGAAGCGCCTGTAGGTCGAGCCAGTCGTCGGGGTGGAGCATCGCCTGCGTCAGCAGGTTCGACGACCGGATGTTCGCCAGGTCGGTGGCGTCGCCGGTGACGGCGGTGATGCCGACGACGAGGTATGGGACGGCGTACGCGATGTGGTCGACCATCGCCTTCACCGCGGTCTGCACCGTCGTCCGGTCGTTCCGGCCGACCCACAGCACCTGCCCGTAGTTCCGGGACTCCTCTTCAGCCGTGACGACGAACGTCGCCTTCGCGGAGGGTGGGATGTTCGACGTGGTGCCCGCGTCGGAGGTGAACGTCCACACGTCGTTCGTCGCGTCGTGCGCGAGCGTCCCGGACACCGGCCCGAGCATCCCCACCCACGTCCACGTCGCCGCTCCGGCGTACACGTTGAACCCGGTCGTCGGGGCGAGTTTCGTCAGCGTCGTCGTGCCGCCGGCACCGTTGATCTGCGTGCCGCCGGCTGCGATCTGGAACGAGATGGCGACGCCGCCCTGCCGGGCTGCGATGTCGTTCGGCGCCTGGCCGCCGACGCCGCGAGCGGTGAACCAGACGCCGGTCCGCGTCTGCGCGTACTTCGCCCAGTTCAGGGCCGTGAGGGAGTCGCCCCAGCAGTACACGCGTGTCGTCTTCCGCAGCGGCCGGAACCCGTTCGACCCACGCTCCACGATCCGCTTCGCGGCGTCGAGGGTGAACGATCCGTCATCCGCGAACATCAGGTCCGGGGAGCTATTGCCGTCCGAGTCGACGAACTGCAGGCCGCCGACGGCGAGGGACGCCAGCACGTTGAGGTTCAGGGCGTCACGAAGCAGCTGCACCGAGTACCCCGTCGGCTTGCCACTGGGGTCCCCCTCCACCCAGGACCGGTTGCCGTCCTCGCCGACGATCGCGAACCCGATCTCCTCGTTCCGGAGTGGCTGCGGGATGTACGGCACCACCGCGGCCGGGATTGCGTTGTCCCCCGGAGGGCCCTTCGGCCCCTGCTCGCCATCCTCGCCCTGCGGCCCGGTGAGGTCGGCCTTCCTCTTCCACACCATGTGTGTGCTCCACTCCGCCCCGGTGGGGCTGCTCAGTCCGCCCGAGGCGGGGTGTTCATGCGGGGGTCGGTCGTGCGCCGGTCGGCCAGGCGCTGTCGTCCCGGGCCTGACGGGCGGCTCGAGCGCGGTCGATCTTCTGCTGCTCGATCGCGGTGAACACGATCGGCGGCTTCGTCCGCTCGATGGCCGCGGTGAGCGCGTCGTTCGAGTCGGTGAGGATCATGACCATCACGTGCTCGGCGTCGCGTTCGCGGATGACCGTGTCGAGGTCCTCGCGGACGGCGCGGAGCTCCGTCCACACCTCCGTGATCGCGACGTCACGTGCGGAAGCGGGACGCGGGGGCAGCCGCCGCTGGATGAACAGCAGGACGGCGCCGACGGAACCGCCGCCAGCGGTGATCAGGGCGATCAGTACGGCGTCGCTCACGTGCGCTCCTCCGGCCGGGGTGCCTCCTCGCGCTCCGAGAGGTGCAGCGCTCGGTAGAACGGAACGACGGACACAGCCATCGGGAGGACCGCGTACGCGAGCCGTTCCCAGTCCCCGTCGGCGTGGGTGCGGACGATGATCGACACCGCGTAGGCGAACAGGCTCAGGATGAGCACGTACTCGGACAGGATCTCAACCAGCAGCACCCGCTCCGGCAACGGACGCCGTGACGCCCGCCGCTCCCGGTACCGGCGGGACACCTGCACACCGACGATCGACCCCACCGACGCGAGGATGATGATCGCCGGGATCCCGACCGACCACGCCCGGCCGAGGGTGACGGCGACGGTGGTGATGCCGAACACCGCGGTCAGGACGCCGTAGAGGGCGAGGAACGCGTACTTCACCGTCAGCGTCACATACAGCGACGGGTGCGGCTCGTAGTCGACGTTCTCCCCCCACGCTCGGCCGACAGCGCTGCGGAGGCGACGACGGCGCACGGTCACCGCGGCAGCACCTGGTCGGAGCCGTCGGTGATCTGCGGGGGTGAACTCTCGCCGACCTGCTTCGCGATCGCGGTGCGCTTTGCCGCCGCACGCGGGACGGAGCCGAGCCCGATCGCCGTCAGCCAGTTGTTCACGGTCGGGATCGTCATGATCGCCGAGAGGGCCGTGTTGATCGCGACGGCCTGCACGGCGACCGCGGTCAGTCCGCTCGTCGCTGGCCACTGGCCCTGCACGATCTGGACGATCTGCGGGATGATCGGCAGGACGGTGAGGATCGTCGTGAACGCCGTCCGGAGGACGCGCTGACCCTTGAACCAGATGTTCTCGACCGCGAGCTTCGGGATCTTCTCGTGGTCGCCCATCAGGCACCTGCCTTCGGCTGCACGTAGCGGCTGCCCTCGGGGACGACCTGCTTCTCGGTGGTCGTCACCCGGCCCAGGAGCTCCTGCAGGCGGGTGATGACGCCGCGCTTCGGGTTGGTGAACTCCTTGACGAGGTAGTCGGTGTTCTTCAGCGTTGCGGCCACGCGGGTGCTGATGCCGCGCTTGTCGTCGCTGACCATGCTGTGGAGGCCGGAGACGAGGTCGGTGAGCCTGTCGACCGTGCCCTCGAGCCGCTTGAGTCGTGCGTCCTGCTCGTTGTTCATGTCGTCCTCCTCGGGACTGAGAACTGCGTTCTCGACGGTGATGCCCGGGTAGGGCGGGAAGTGCTCGGTACGGGTTGCGCCTTCGATGTGCCATGGCTCACCGAAGTTGCGGCCGGTCCAGGTGAAGCCGCGGAGCTCGCACTGCTCGTGCAGCCACGCGAACTCCTCCGCAGTCAGCGCCCGGTTCCGGCCGTTCGCCATGGTCACGCCGGCGTCGATCGCGTTGCCGTGCGTGCCCTCGTAGTGCCGGGACAGGTACAGGGCCGCGGCCACCGGGTAGCCGTCACGGAGGTACTTCGCGTACAGGTACTCGCAGCGTTCCTTGGTGCGGCGGCCCTCGTTCGGGGTGAGCCGGTCGCCGTTCTGCCCGAACCGTGCAGCGAAGTCGCGGGTCAGCGACAGCCACTGCTGCGCGATCCGCTCGGAGTTGACGAACTGCATCTGCCCGAACAGGTCCGGGTACGACGACGGTCCGATGGGGAACCAGGCCAAGGGGGCCTCCTTCAACGACGAACGCCGCCCCGGACAGGGCGGCGTGGTTGGCGGTGGTGGTGAGGGTCAGGACCACTCAAAGAGTTCGCCGGTGTTCCTCGGGTCGGTGACGTCGTCCGGGTTGCTGACCAACCACCACGTGCCCGGCGTGACAGGCGACGGCGGCGGCGTCAGCCCGATCCACACCTGCATCGGGTTCGACGGAGTGCCCAGCAGATCGCCGATGGAGCCGCCCTCGGCGGGCACGTACAGGGGCCAGTCGAGCAAGTCGACGCCGACGTAGCCGTCGTCGGACTCAAGCCACTCGACCCGGATCCGGTAGAACACGAGCGGCTGGACCGAGTCGGTGGACTGCAGCTCGACGGTGAACCCGCCGGCCGCGTTCGGGATGACGACGATCGGACGCGTCGACAGGATCGCGTTCGACGTGACCGCTGCCTCGGACGCGGTGAAGATGACGCGTGGCGACAGTGAGTTGAGGGTGTCGAGCTTGAAGTCGCGGAGCGTGCCAGTGACGGTAGGCATCAGGTTCCTTCCGGGATCAGGCGCTGACGCCGCCACCGCTGGTCGCAGTGGTCCGCCACAGCTTGTTGTTGCTGTCGATGTAGAGGTTCGAGGGCTGGTCGGTCAGAGGCAGGTCGCCGATGCGAATGCCGCCGCTGTCAATCCGGAAGCCGTTGCCGCCGACTGTGAGCTGTGCGATCCCGCCGCCGACGCCGACGAGGGCTGCTCCGGACTGCAGGGCGACCTTCGTGCCGTCGGAGGCGAGCTCGCCCGTCCCGAAGTCGACCTTCCCGCGGCCGCCGGACCTACCGATCGTCATGTCGCCGACCCGGATGTGACCGCTGTCATCGACGGTCAGGTCGCCCGACAGGGTCGTGTCACCGTTGATCGTCAGCTTCCCGTCGATGACGGTGGCGCCGGTCACGTGGAACGCACCCTCGAGGGACGTGTCCCCGGTGATGCGCAGCCGGCCGCTGATCGTCGTCGGACCGTCCAGCGTGGATGTGCCCTCGAGGTGGAAGTCGCCCGTGACGCTGGTGTCGCCGGTGATCGTCGTCGGGCCGTCAATGTCCATCTTCCCGGTGACCTTGGTAGGGCCCGAAAGGTGGGAGTCGCCGGAGACGTTCAGCGTGCCGCTGATGCGGAGCTCCCCGTCGACGACTTCGAGGCCGTCGATCGTCAGCGTGCCCGTGACGCCGCCGGACCCCTCGATGAGGAACGAGTTCTCCCCGATGAACCGGGTCCGGCCGCCCGACACTGCCGAGTCGGACATCGGGTTGCGGGTCTCGAGCGCCCGGACGCGGCGCTTCAGGTCGGCGAGCTCCGCGTTGTCGTTCAGGTTGTCGATGCGCCCCATGAGCCCTCCGTCACTGCTGCTGCATCTGCAGCTTGATCGTCGTCGTGAGGTCGGCCGTGTAGCCGATCAGCCGATGCGACAGCCAGCCGTCCGGCAGCCAGTCGTCGTTGTCCGTGTAGGTGCGGAGTGTCTGCCCGAGGACCAGGTCCCCGGCTCCCGGTTCGCCGTCGGCCTGCATGCTCAGCGTGTACTGCCGCGTCGGCCGCCGGTACGCCTGCAGCGACGCCTGAGCGTGCGCCTGCAGCACCGGAAGGCTCCGCTCCTGCGTGTGCGGCAGGATGCGCTCGAGCGCCGGCTCGTCGCCCTGCAGCAGACCAGCGGACGTCGCGACCTTCAGGTCACGGTCCGACCCGTTCCCGACGGCGTAGAAGACGTTGCCCTGCGCGTTGCCGTCCTCCACGAACCCGAACTCGGTCGCCGAGGTTTCCGACGCGCTGAGGGTCCAGTCGAGTGTCGGCCCGGACAGCGTGCCGACGCGGCACTCCCAGCGGAGCCTGCTGGCAGACCACACCGGGTTGAAGTCGATGTCCGGTCCGCCGTCGGTGTCTTGCAGGGCGGACAGTTCCGTCTCGATGACGGGCAGGTTGAACTCGTGGTACTCGCGGCTCTGGTTACCGTCGCGGTCTGGAGGCGTGATCTGGAAGGGCAGGGTCCAGTTCGCGGTGAGGCCCTGCTGCGTTGCGTCAGCGATCAGGTAGTTCGCGATGATCGTGAGGGTCTTGTTCTTCAGCGTGAACCGGCCGTCGGTCTGCCCGTTGTAGCCGTTCTGCCCGAACGTGGTCCGGTACTTCATGACCTCACGCACGTCGACCGTGTTGATCGACACGGTGCCGTTGGGCTTCCGCGTCTTCCCCACGATCACGCCGGCGTACAGCGGCACGTCGTCCCAGCACTGGACAACGGTCCGCGCCCACGTCCGGGTGAGGTCGACACGTGATGCGCGGCGTTCCTCGACGGTGTCACCCTCACCGATCTCCGCGGTGACGAACTCGTGCGTTCCGGACCCGATGCCGTTCAGCTGCCGGGAGAACGACGAAGACACGGGGTCGAGCTGTGCGAGCTTGATCCCGGTCATCGTCGCGCAGATCCACGTCGTCCACATGGCAGCCTCCGCTCAGATGTAGGTGTCCCGCGTGCGGGCGACGATCCTCGTTGTCGACCCGGTTCCGCCGACGCCGTACGCGGTCGTCTTCCCGGGTGCGGTGCGCCACAGGTCAACGCGACCGAGCGCCCCGTACCGGACGGATACACCGACGCGGAGCATGCCGGTACCGGTGTCGAAGGTGTGCGGCACCCCGGCGGTGAGGGGCACGTTCACGTCGATGCGGCGGCCGCTGGGGCCGACGATGATGTAGCCGGCCGCGTCTGATCCGGTGATCGTCAGTTCCGACGACGCCCACGTGTTGCCGTAGTGGCGGATCGTGCCGCGGTCGTCGCCGCTCACCGTCTCCGACGTGTTCAGGTCCCCGTACTTGCACGGGTCCCGGAAGCGGCGGGAGAACTGGTACATGGCGCGGCGGCCGGCGATGTCGACCTGGAACTTCGACGCCGCCGCCATCGCGCCCTGCCCGAACGTCGTCACACCGTGCAGCGTGACGTCGACTCGCATGTTGTTCGCGAGGAGACCTATGAGCCGGTCCCGGTAGTAGCCGAGCTTCTCGCTCGAGTCGGCGTAGCAGAACCCGGAGACGGTGAGCACGCGGGCCCCGTAGTACACGGGCACGTCATGCTCACCGTCGCCGTTGTCCCGGTCGATGGTGTCGAACCGGACGTCCGGGCTGTCGTCCCACCCGATGAGTCCGTCCGGGGCGATGTAGAACCCGTCGAACCCCTCGCCGCCGCGGAACTCGAGACCGCCGATGCGGACGATGTCTTCCGTCACCTGGTCCACGTCATCCCCTTCGCGCCTGCCAGTTCCACTCGTCCATCGCAGCGCGACCGATCTCACGCTCCGACTGCCCGCGCTGCGGGTAGATGTTGATCTCCGCCGACGCCCCTCCGGAGCTGCCGCCGCCCTGCACGACGACGACCTGCTGAGCAGGCGGCGCGTACCGGACCGGAGCAGACACCGGACCGCCCGACGCGAACCGGGGGGCACCGACCATGGCCGACATCAGCTGCTGCTTCGACAGCGTCCCCTGGTTGATCGCGTGCATGATCTGCGGGCCGTACTTCGACGCTGACCGCTCGCGGATGATCCACTCACGGTTCGACGCCCAGATCGGCACGTCGTCGGACGTGCCGGTCCCGGGCCCGACGATCTGACCGCCCGACGCGAACGTCCCCATGCGGCCGCCGCCGGAGACGCTCTTCCCGTTGAGGTCCTTCATCTCGGACCGGGCCATGCGGATCTTCGCGAGGATCTGGTCGACCGCCGTGCTGTCACCCTGCACCTTGAACAGGGTCGTCGCGAGCTTCGGGATCGCGTTGATCTTGCCGCGCAGCTGATCCACCGGACCGCCGGCATCCGGCGCGTTGTTCGTGAACAACGTCGACCAGTCCGTCGGCGTACCGATGATCTTGTCCGCGTAGTCCTGCGCTGCCTGCCCGGTGATGCCGTACTGGCCCAGCGCCGCGATCAGCTCGTCCCGACCCCGCCGCATCGCATCAGTCGCCTGATCCTGTGAGGTGGTCTGGTTGAAGATCGCGGCGGCCGACGCCTCCGCCGACTGCGCGATCGCGTCGAGAGCGCTCTGGTTCGCGCGGCCCTTGTCCGTCGTGATGTCGAGGCTCTTGCCGTTCTCCTTCAGGGAGCCCGTCACCGCGTCGACAGCAGCCTCGAAGTCACGCTGAGCCGACCGAGCATCCAACGTCGGAGACGTCAGATCACGGAGGGCCTTCGTGGTGCTCTCGACCGCCTTCGCGGCGTCCTCGGCCGACGTGTTGAGCTTCTGGAGCGCGTCGGCGTTGTCCTTCGTCGGCGCCTTCGCGCTCTTCGCCGCCTCCTCGTACTGGCCCGTGGCCAGCTTCAGCAGGTTCGACTTCGACGCCGAGATGCCGAGCGCCGTCGCCTGGTTGACGAGCTGCGCCTTGTACCCGGGCATCAGGTCGATCAGCTTCGACGTCTGGTCCCGAGTCAGCTTCTGCTCGTCCCGCAGCGACTTGAACGCGCGTGCTGCTGACGGGGCGTCCGCCGACGCGACCTCACCGAGCGCGGAGCCGAGGTCCTTCAGGGACTTCGACTCCTGCTTGATGGTGAACGACGAGAAGATCGAGACCGGCTCGGAGCTCAGCTGCTTAATGACCGTCCGGAGGTCCTGCAGGTTCTTCGCGGTGTCGCCGGCCAGGAACTTCGAGAAGTCGGACCGCTGTCCGGCCTTCTCGAGCAGCTTCGCGGCGTCGGCCGTGGTGCTGATCGCGTTGGTCAGCTCCTCCTGCGACGCAGCACCGGAGTCCGCCGCCAGGTTCAGCCCGACGACAGCAGCGGCGCCGACACCGAGCGCGATGCCCCACGGGCCCATGAGGAACCCTGCCGTCGCCGACAGCGCCTTCCCCATGCCGGCTGAAGCGCCGACCGCGATGCGGGATGCCCGCGACAGCCCCGCGGTGTGCACGGTCGCGCCCGACATGCCGCGTCCGAACGCCGAGACGCTCCGCAGGCCGAGGGCCGCAGCCCCCGAGACGAGCGGGATCCGAGCAGTCGCCAGGGTGAGCATCGCCGCGTTGAACGCGACGATCTTCGGGATGGCGATCAGCATCGTGCCGCCGCTGAGTGCGACTGCCGCGGTGAGCGCGCCGACGCCGAGGACGACGCCCTGCACCGCGCCGGGTGCCTCGTTGTAGGTGTCGATCAGGTCGGTGATGACCTGCACCGCGGTGCGGAGCGGACCGTCAGCGGCCTGACCGGTGACGATGCCGGCGGTGAGGAACGATGCCTTCAGCTTTGTCAGGTCGCCGTTGAGGTTGTCCATCTTGCCGACGGCCTGCTCGGTGGCGAAGCCCTGCTCGTTGACGGCCTTCGTCCACCGGTCGACCTCCTTCGCGCCGCCCTTCATGAGGACGGTCGCGGCGGTGATCTGCGCGTTGCCGAAGATCGTGCCGAGGGCCGCGTCGCGCTCTGCGTCCTTGCGCGTGCCGAGCTTCTTGTTCAGCTGCTCGGCGACGCCGTTGAACCCGATGAACTTGCCCTGCGCGTTGTAGACCTCGATGCCGTACTGCTGCATCGCCTTCGCCGCGACCTTCGACGGGGCCGTCAGCGAGAGGAGGATGCCGCGGAGGCTGGTGCCCGCCTGCTCACCCATGATGCCGTTCTGCGCGAGCAGGGCCAGGGAACCGACGGTCTGCTCAAGACCGATGTGCGCGGCGGCCGCGACGGGGCCGATGTACTTCAGGCCCTCACCGAGCTCGGAGACACCACCGAGCGCCTTGTCGGCGCCAGCCGAGAGGAGGTCCGCGATGTGCGTGACGTCCTTGCCCTTGAGGCCGAACTGGGCGAGCGTCGAGGCGGCGATCTCGGTCGCGTCAGCGACGTCGATCTGACCGGCCGCAGCGAGCTTCAGCGCACCGGACAGGGCACCGCCGGTGATGTCAGCCGCCGAGGTGCCGGCCTTCACGAGCTCGATCTCGGCTTCCGCCGCCTGGGTCGCGGAGTAGCCGATCGCCGTGCCCGTGGTGAGCGCAGCCTCCTTGAGCTCCCGCATCTCGTCGGCGGTCGCGTGCGACAGCGACTTGACCGACGACATCTTCTCGTCGAAGTCCGCATACGCCTTGATCGCGCCGCCGACCGCGAGGGCAGCGACCGCTCCCACAGCGAGGAGCGGCTTCGCGAGGGACTCCGCGGCCTCCCGCTGCTTGTGCAGCGCCCGGGCCGCGGCGGCCGCACCGCGCACGGTCTGGTTCGTGAAGTTCGTCGCGGCGGCTTGCCCCTGGTTCATCGCCGTGACGAACCCGCCGATCTTGGCGCCGATCTCGAGGATGATGCTGCGATCGCTGCCGTTCGCCAAGGGGCACCTGCTTCCTGCCCGGAGGCGTCAAGCGGTCGGGGGCGGTGGAGCAGCGCGTCGCTTCCGGACGCGGTCCTTCTTCGGCTGCACACGCACCCGGTGGACGGGCATCATCAGACCGGCGTGCGGGTCCGGGTCTTCGCCGCGGACCCGTGACACCGCGTGCTGCATGGCGCGCTCGGCGAGGTCGTAGGTCGGCGACCAGACGACGCCGCCCTCCGGCGACATCTGCGGCGTGCCGGCCATGAACCGGTAGTGCGAACCCGGCAGATCAGGGTCGGCGTCCGGGTCGGTGGCTTCCGAGATGAGGAAGCCGTGCGGTCCGGTCTCGCGCTCGACGTCGAGGAGCGCGGTCAGCCACTCGACGTCGGTCGGGCCGAACTCGGACTCGAGGGTCGTCGTGGACGACGAGAGCCGCCCGTCGGACCCGTACACGTACACGGTCCGCTCGGACGGCTCCCACCCCTGCAGCCTCCGCACGGACACGCCCATCGCTCGTGAGAGCTCGACGGTCCGGCGGAGGGTGGGGTCCTCGGTCAGCCTTTTTTCAGGCGCCCCAGTCGGTTCGATGCCTGCAGCACGTTGAGGTTCAGCTGCACGTTGACGAGGTTCGCGATGTCCCAGCCGGACGCGATCTCCTCGATGAAGTTCCAGTCGTCGTCGTCGAGCGGTTCGGCGTGGTGGACGACGCCGTCGATCTCGGCGTAGGTCCCCTCCTCGTCGCGCTGCTCGCCCTCGGCGAGGGGTTCCTTCACGTCGACCGTGTTCACCCGCGCGGCGACGAGCGACACGGCGTGGTGGTTGTAGCCGAGGTCGATGTCGAGCTGCACGTCGATGCGCGGCGGGAACTTGTCGGCGATGTCGTTCCACTCGATGCCGGGCAGCTTCGTCATGTGCAGCGTGTGCACGTGCTCCCGCTCCCGCTCCTCGAGCGCCTGCAGCTCCTCGTTGAGGCGCAGTACCTCGTCGTTCGCCTTCTTCAGCTTCGGGGTGACGGGCCGGTCGCCGGCCTCTCGGCGTAGCTCGTCGGCGTGGTCGTTCGCGTCGCTGATCTGCTTCAGGAGCAGGTTGCGCTGCTTGGACAGCTCGACGTCGAGGACCATGCGGACGGTGCCCGTCGGCGGCTTGTAGCTCTGGCGGGCCTTCGCGATGTTGCCCATGGTGTGAATCCTTCCGGGATCGATCCGGGATGAGGGAAGAAGGGGTGCGGGCGACGGCTCCCGGAAAGGACCGCCGCCCGCACGTGTGTCACCGTCAGGCGGCGGCGAGGACCTGGTCCTCGAGCACCCGACGACGCGGCGCGAGCGCCTGGGTCTTCGTGAACTTCCCGCCGGCCGCGGTGTTGCGGACCTTCGTGCCGGCGACGACGCCGAAGACGTCGAACTTGTCCGTGGCGGCGAACTCCTGCTCCCACGGCGTCGCGTACCGGGCGAAGAGGACGTATTCCTCGTCCTCCTGCAGCAGGGGGTCGGCGATGTCCTCGTCGCTGCCGTAGACGTACGTCAGCGACGGGGTGTGGGTGACGGGGCCGAAGCCGCCGAGGTTCTCACGGAGCGAGAACCGGGGGTCGGTGGTGACGTCCTGGGACTTCCCATGCGTCCACCCGTCGGTGGTCAGCGAGTAGGTGATGTCGACGGTGGTGTCGGCGATCACGTCGCTGAACTTCGGCGGCCAGGTGAGGATGGTCGACTTCGGGGCGGCGAGCAGCGCGAAGTTGCTGTCGACGTCGACACTCGGGGGCAGGATGAGATCGCGAGTCACGACGTGACTCCTTCCGTGGTCACGCCGGACGTCCCGGCAGTGGTGTCGGCCGCGGCGGTCGCCGTGGTCGTGTCGCCCGTGGTCGGGAGGTCAGCGGCGTCCGTGATCGGGGCCGGGTCCTTCCCGCGGGTGTCCTTCGCTCGCTTCGCGGCGGCGGTCTGGTTGCCGGCGGCGGTCGTGGCGGGCCGGTAGACGTCGGGCCAGCGGTCCGCGGTCGCCTTCGCGACGGTGACGACGCGCTCGTCGTCCTTCGGGCCGATGACGACGTCGACCTGCTCGACGATGGGCTGCTTGCGCATGGTGTTCTCCTTGTCAGGCGGGGTCGGACTCGAAGCCGTAGACGGCGATCGCGGACCACACCGACGGCTCGGCGGCGTCGTCCTCGGCGTTGCCGGGCCGCTCGAGGCGAGCGACCGGGGAGGTGCGCCGGCCGGGGACCGGGATGGTGATGCCGCGGCGGAACGGGCCCGGCCGGAGCCGGTCGTCGATCCACCCCAGCGCGGCGACGGCTGCGAGTTCAGTCGCACCGACTCCGTGCACGATCCACGAAGGCCGACGACGCCACGCGGCCGCGGCGAACCGGTCCGTGCTCTCGTCCGTGCGGGACCCGTAGATGACGGCGTACGGGACTGCCGCGTCGAGCGGCTTCCCGTCGGGTGTTTCCGGGGCCTGCCCGAGGCCGACGCGGCCGATGAGCTGCGGGATCGTCCGGATGGTGTCTCGGAACGAGACCGTCTCGGCGTAGTCGTCGGGCGCGGCGGTCATAGGTTCACCGCCGCGAGGCCGTCCTCGATCGCCTTCCGGAGGCCCTTCTCGAGGTCGTCGAGGTTGTCCTGGACGGAGTGCATGCCGTAGCCGCGCGGGGCGAGCTTCTTCCTGGGGGCGCCGTACTCGAGGAGCAACGCGACACCGCCCTGCTTGCCGGTGCCCTTCTCCGCGCCGATCTCCGACGTGATGGCATCGGGCAGCTCGATGGTCGAGTACGTGATCGAGAAGGGCACACGGGGTGCGTACCGGTTGCCGGCCAGCGCCTTCCGCCAGTCCTGCTTGACCAGGTTCGAGTTGAACTGCACCGCGGAGCGGACCTTCGGCAGCGTCGCGCCCGGCACGTTGCCGAGGGCGACGGCGACCTGGTCGAGGCGGTGCGTGTCGATGAAGAACTCGTCGTCAGCCACGCAGCACCTCCGTGACGGGGATCCGCCGAGAGACGGCGACTGTCTGGTGATGGCCGCCATCGACACGGACGAGGACAGGGTCGCTCGTCGTGTCGTGGCTGCTGAGGGTGACGACCGCGTGGTCGCCGGGGCGCACGGCTGCGGAGCCGGCGGCGTCGACCGGGAGCTTGAGCACGGCTCCTTGCTCCACCAGGTCTCGGCCGCCGGTTCCGACCGTGCGGGCTTCGGTGTTCGCGGCGACGTACTCGCAGGGTCCGGAGTAGATCGGGGTCGATGCCACGGGCACCGTCCCGGTCGTGGGGTCCGGGTCCCCGCTCGTCGTCCCGCGGGTGATGGTGCACGAGTCGGTCATGCCGGCTTCCTCGCGGCGCCGGGCGATCGCCAGGTACGTCGAGGAGACCATCACGACCTCTCGAGCTGGATCGAGTACATGCCGCTCGACCCGCGGTCGGGGATGCCGAGCGCGAGCCGTTCCTCGTCGGTGACGTAGATCTTCCCGGCGGACGCTTCGCTGTCGACGGTGAACGAAGCGGTGTCGCCGTTGAACGTCCGGAGCATGTCCGGGTTCCGCAGCTTCCGCTCGACCATCGCGACGAGGACGTCCTTCACGTCGTCCTGGTCGAGGGCGGCAGGGCCGTCCTCGAGTGCCAGCCGACCGGCGAGGCCCGGGACCGCCTTCTGCAGCTTCCGCCAGGCGGTCCCGAGCCACGCGGGGATCACGCGCGCCTCGTCCGTGGTCAGGGCGCGCTCGAACGAGTTGCGGACGTCCTCGAGGTCCGCCGGCAGGGCCGGGGTCTCGGCGGTGGTGTCAGCCATGAGCGCGCTCCGATCGTCAGGACTCGTCGACCGTGGTCTCGCCGGTCTCGATGTTGCGGGTGACCTTCACCTCGGAGCCGTCGGGCCGGGCGGCGGTGTACTTCTCCGTGCGCGGCTTCGTCGAGGACTTCGCGGCGGCCTTCTTCGGGACCGGCTTCACGGCGTTCACCGTGCCGGCGGCGACCGCCTCGTCGCCGGGCTGCGGCGTCACGGACGTCGCGAACTCGGTCGGGTCGGTCGTGTCCGCCGGGCCGTCGCCGGGCGCGGTGACGGACGGCTTCGTGGTGTCGCTGTCGAGGGTGGTCGACAGCGGTTCGTTCTGCGTGGTCATGCGGTTGCTCCTCGTCGCTCGGCGGACTACTTGACGCCGCGGAGCCGCGCGGCAGCGGAGCCGGCGAAGACCGCCAGGCCGGTGAAGAACTCGATTCGGGTGCGGAACGCGGGCTTGTCGTCGACCTCGCCCATGTCGCGCACGGAGACGCCGCCGTTGGTGAGGCCGGTCACGCCGCCGTCGCCCTCGTCCTGGCCGAACTTCACGGCGTAGAGCGAGCTGGTGTCGGACGCCGTGCCGACGGTCTCGGTCTGCGGCAGGATGTCGACGCCGGCCGCGGTCTTGCCCGGGTCCAGGATCGGGATCCCGTTGTAGGTCGGGACGCGCTTGCCGGTTGCGGCCTCGGTGATCCAGTCGCCACCGCCGAGTCGGCGGAGGACGCTGTTGACCTTGCCGATCGCCTTCTTGTTGCCGTAGATCACGTCTGCGTCCGTGAGGGCGAGGAGCGCGTCCAGGGCGTCCAGGAAGTCGTGGCCGGCGGCGACGATGTCCATGCCGTTCGTCGCGGCGTCGATGACCTGGCCGCCGACGAGGCGCTTCTTCAGGCCGTCGAAGCCCTTCGGCTCGACGGTGACGTCGCCGTTGAAGAACGCGTCCTGGTACTTGTACGACGCGGCCTTGACCTTCATCGCCGTCTGCACGGCGCGCTGGTCGTTCAGGTCCGACCGGGTCTTCTGGATGAACGTGTCGACGTCCGCGTCGCCACCGAGGATGACGAGCCCCTCGGACGCCTGGTTCACGGTGCCGGTCGACTCGACGTACGCCTCGTTGACGCCACGGAACGCGACGCCGGGCAGCGTGCCCTCCGAGTTGTAGCGGTACGCGTTGCCCTCGATCTCGAGGAAGGGGATGCGGTCGAGGATCGGCGACGTCTGAACGAACGTCTGGATGACGCCGCGCGTCAGCGTGTCCTGCGAGAGGAGCGCCGCCTGGGGGAGAGTGACAGCCATGTGCGCTGTCTCCTTTCTGGGGTAGAGCTCCTCAGCAGGTGCTGGAAGCGGTTACTTGCGCCGCCCGGCGGACTCGGCGTACGCAGCGCGCAGCGTCGGGGTGCCGGGGGCGGTCTCCGGCGCGGTGCCGGTACCGCCACTCGCGCCGATCCCCGCGAGGCGGTGGTCGGCGGTGGTGTCGGTGGTCTTGAGGAGGTACGGCTTCGCCTTGGCGAGGTCGTCGAGGAGGGCCTTCACGCCCGCGGTGTCGGCGGTGCCGGCGTCGAGGTCGACCTTGAGGGCGGCGACCTTGTCGGCGGGCAGCATCGCGAGGGCGTCCGCGGGGTCGGAGAAGTTCGACGTCGCGGCGACTTCGCGGATCGCCGAGGTGCGCAGCACGGTGGAGAGCCGGGTCTCGGCGTCCCTCGTGGCCTGCGTGGCGGCCTGCTTCGCGATGCGCTCGGGGTTCTTCGGGTCGTTCTGCTCGATGAGCTTCGCGAGGTCCTCGGCGCTCATGCCGAGCTCGGCGAAGGGCTTCAGCGCGTCGGCGGCCTCGCGTCGGCGCTCCTTCTCCCGCTCGAGCGCTCGCTGCCCGGCTTCACCGAGCGGCTTGTCGTCACCGCTCGCTCCGCCCTCGCCGGACCCGCTGCCACCCTCGCCGCCCGTCCCGCCGGCACCCGCGCCGCTGCCGCCCTCGTCCTCGAACCGGAGGAACGGGGTCCGCGGGACGGTCTGCCCGAGGATCAGGCCGAACGGGTCGAGGTGTGCGGGGATCCGGCCGTACACCGGAGTGGTCTTCGTCGTGGTCATCGTGCTTCCCTTCGCCGGCAGGGCCGGCATCGTGGACCGGCGCCGAGGCGGCGTCGGAAGTCATCGGCGGATGCCGAGGATGCGAGCGAGCTCGCTGAGCTGCCCGCGGTCGCTCGCATCGTCGATGCGGGCGACCTGCCGCGCGTAGTCACGCGCGACGACCTCCCGCTGCGCTGCGGTCAGCGGGCCGCGGCCGAACGGGTTCCGGCCGGCGTCGACCGCCTCCTTGCGCATCACGGCGGTGTGCAGCCGTCGCTCGGCCGCGGTCTGCGTCGCCGGGTCGAGGGGGTCGCGGACGCCGGTGCGAACCGCCTGCCGGTACGCCTGCGTCGCGCCGATGCGGGTGCCGCCGCGGCCCGCCTGGCCGGCACCGAAGTCGCCAAACTGGCCGCCGGGGTGGTTGCCCTTCAGGTTGCCGCCGCCGACCTGCGGGCCGGTGACGTAGCCGTTGTCCTCGAGCAGCTTCCGGGCGAGCGCCCGGTCGCCCTTCGCCGCGTCGTAGACAGCATCGACGGACATCTTCGATGGGGAGTCCCACCGGCGCGACTGCCAGCCGCGGCGGGACCCGTTCATCTTCAGAGCGTCGTCGGACAGGCCACGGAACCGGGTGTTCGAGATCCGGTAGAAGTCGCCGCCGTCACGGATCGCCTGCGCGTCGTTCTTCCCGAACAGCTTGTCCTGCTGCGCCTTGTTCAGCGACTCGAAGTACCGGTATGGGTCCGTCGTCAGGTCGTCGGCGATCGCTTCCTGCGTGGGGACGTGCCGGCAGTCGCAGGAGCGGTGCGCACGAAAGCCCTGGTTCCAGCGGTAGACCTTCCCGGCGAGCATGATGCAGAACCGGCACGACGGCGGGTTCAGCATGCGTGTCCACGTCGTCCGGACCTTCGTCGTCGCCATGGACGCCTGCACCGACTGCCGATCAGCGTCACGGACGACGTCGAGCACGGTCCGCTGCAGCCACTTCCCGGACTCCTCGAGGGCCTTCGTCGTCCCGGCGCCGGCGAGCATCTGGTCGCGGGCGATGAACGGCGCACGACCGAGAAGCGTCTCGAGGGGCCGGCTGTCGGGTGTGCCGCCTTGGAACCGTGCCGGGGATACTGCCGCGAGCTGTGTCGCGTCGATGCCCTGCTCGTCGAGGACGGCTGGGACGTACGCGGCGCCGGACGTGGCGGCGCGCTGCTGCGCGTCGATCGTCGTCGCGAACAGCTCCTGCGCCACCTGGCTGTACCCGAGGTCGAACTCGTCGCCGACGGTCGACCACATCTCGCCAGCAGCCGCCGCAGCCGCAGCAGCGATGCGCTGCTGCTCCTGGTAGTGGTCAACTGCCGCCTGAGGGAGCGCCATCGGTCACCTGTTCTCCCGCCGGGACCGCACCCGCGGCGACCGGCTGTGTGCCGGCCGGGGCGGGCCCGGTGACGTCCTGGAACGGCCGGAGCGCCTGGCCGAGCACCGAGGACTGGTACTTCTCGTCCTCGCGCTCGTCCATCCACCGGTCGACCTTCTGCTTCGTGGCACCCGGCAGCATCTCGAACGCCGCGCGGTGCGGGAACTCGACGCTGACGAGCTTCGTGACGGCGTCCGCGATCGCCGCGAACGAGCGGGCCTCGCGGTCGCCCCACTCCGTCTCCGACGCCGGGGGCAGCTCGGACGGCTGCCCCATGGCGGCCCAGGCGAGCTCGGCGACGGTCTCGTGCCCCTCGCCAGCCGCGAGCTGCATCTCCTTCACCAGCGACGCGAGCGTCGACTCCGCGGCGGCGAGAGCGTCGCCGGAGAGGTTCGCCATCTTCCCGAGCTGGTACTGCGGTGGGATCTGCGCAACCGAGAAGAAGTCCGAGAGGAACTTGTCGTACACCGCGATGTAGTTCGCGAGGTTCGACTCGGCCATGTCGAAGACCTTCGTCTCTCCGCCGGGGAAGACCAGCATGCGGTCGACGCCCACCCGGCCGGGCGAGCTGACGACGGGGATCGGGTTGCCGTTGCTGTCGAGCAGCGGGGTCCCGTCCTCCTTCGTCTTGTAGACGACGTTGCCGTCCTTGTCGAGCACGCGGGGGTCGAAGCCGGTGATGATGCGCTGCCGGAACGCAGCGAACTGCATCGCGAGGAGCGTGTTGAACCGGATCGTGTTGATCGCGTCCTGCTGCGCCATCAGACCGTCGACCGCCGAGAACGGCTGCCCGTCGGCGTCCGGCCGGTAGTCGTAGACCGCGAAGGGGACCGCGCGCATCGGATGCGTCGACTCGGCGATCATCTTCCACGTGCCGAACGCCTCGCCGCCCTGCTTCTCGAACCGCATCATCGACGTCGCGTCGTAGACGATCCCGACGGTCTTCGTCGTTGACGAGCTCACACCTGCCGGCATCACCAGCGACGTCGGCAGCGCCACCTCCACCGTGTAGACCTTCGCGGCCCACAGCGGCGTGAACGGGTCGTCCGGGTCCATCTCGATGTGCACCCGGCCGAACGACTCCGGGCGGACGATCGGCCGCGACTTCTTCAGCTTGTTCGGCCACACCGACGCGATGCCGCGGCCGTGCACGAACATCGACCGGTAGATGATCGACTGGCGGCTGTCGAGCTTGTTCGCCTGCCAGGCGCCCGTCCACAGCGCGTCGTCCGGCTTCACCGGCGTCGGCTGCCACGAGACCTCGACGGCGTCCGTGAGGCCGGTGCGGAACGAGTCCACCCCGAGACGCTGCACCGGGGCCTCGACGGCGAGCGGGAGGAACGCGGCGATCGACTGCTTCTGCAGCTCGACGTACTCCGTGTTCACCCCGACCGGCGCGAACGGGAGCTCCTGGTCGCCACGGGCGTACCGCTCCCGCTTCTCGACCTGCGGCCGACGCTTCTGCAGCTCGTACGCTGCACGCGTCAGACAGTCGAGCGCGGTGGACTGGTCCATCACGACCTCCTCAGTTGAATGCGAAGTAGGTGGTCGAGACCGCGGGGCGCTTCCGCTTCCCGAGATCCCCACCGGCGATCGCGTCCGCGACGGCCTCGTGCGCGAGGACGCCAGCCATGACGTCGTCGATCTTCTGGTGCTGCGACGGCTTGCCGAGGATGTACGTCTGCCCGGACCGGCCACGCATCACCGCGTTGCGGAGGTGCTCCGTGTAGGTCCGGTCCTCGTCGTGCGTCAGCGGCGACTGCGGATCGACGACGTCACGCCGGTACCGCTCAAGCGCCTCGTGCATCGGCCGCAGCCGGTACGTCGGCCACTCGATGACCCGCTTCTCCCCGAACCGGCCCTGCAGGTCCGACACCTGCGTCTCCCACCCCGGAGGGTCGAGGTACGCCCGCACGACGTCGTACTCGCGGAACAGGTGCTCAAACGCCGCCATCACGTCCGCGCGCGGCACGCGGCCGCCGAACTCCGCCGGATTCCACCGCGTCATCCGCCCCGTCGAGTCGACCGGGGTGAACTGGTGGTAGTCGAGCGTCTCCGCCCGGATCGCCGTCCAGTCATCCACGTCCGACCCGTCGAAGCCCAGGCACACCGGCTCCGACTTCGGCCGATCCTGAACCCGCACCTTCGTGTCCCAAGCCGACAGGGCGTCATCCTGCAGCCACGAGCCCTGCGACGCGACGTCCCGGTTCCCGAAGAACCGTTCCGCCTGCGCCGGGTCGTTCAGCGCGAGCTCCGCAGCCTCAGCCTCGATCGCCTCGAGGTCGACCCACGGGGAGCCGAAGTACACGAAGCGGTGGATCTGGCGCCGCTCCTGCTTGTTCCGGTACGACAGGTGATCAGCTGGGCGCCGCCAGAACTTGAACACGTCCTCCGCGGTCGACTCCCACGTGCGCTGCGCCTGCGAGCCCTCCGACGGGTTCCACACGTTCGTGGTCTCCATCGTCCGGCCGCTCATGCCGGCAGCACCACGACGTTGGTTGTCGTAGACGTCGATCATCTTGTTCTGCTTCGTCGCAAGACCCGACTCGTCCTGCAGCGCGAACGAGATCGGGTTGCCGACGCGCGACAGGGCGCTGGAGGTGACCTTGTCGATGCGGTCGAGCTCCGAATCGTCCAGCTGGCCCGCGATCTTGATGTGGTCGCCGCGCGGGAGCAGCAGGTCCGACAGGGGGCCGAGGGTGATCATCGCGCGCAGCGGACGCCACACGTTGTTGACCTGGTCCTCGGAGATCGCCGTCGCCTGAATCAGCGGCGACGGGTGGCGCATCGCCATCGGCTCGCCGGGCAGGTACTCGTACTCCCACCCACAGCCGCAGCCGAAGTCCGTGCACGCCCACCCGTCGTCGCGGCCCGCCCACCCGGCGAACACCGCGGGGCCGGCCGCCTCGATCGCGAGGACGCCAGCCGACCACGGCCCCTTGCCGAGCTTCTGCGGACCCACGATCAGCGAGCGCCGGTTCACGAACGCCTGCGACAGCAGCGGCCGTTCTGGGATCCACTCCGCGTCACGACGCACCTGGTAGTGGTTCGCCGTGCACCAGAACTGCCAGTCCGCTTGCACGAGCGCCCGACCCCGGTCGAAGCCGTCCGGGACGCGAGCATGTTGCGTGAGCCACGCGTCACCGATGTCGCCGAGCGTCGGGAAATCGATCAGGTACTCGGTCACTCGGACACCGCCCGCAGCCGCCGCGTCGGCGCCGCGGCCTTCGTCGTCGTGCGCGCCTTCGCCGGGGTGCTGGTTGTGCGCTGCTGCGCGAGCTCGTCAACGGCGAGCCGCCAGCCGTTCTCCTTCAGCCCCGCTGGCGTCAGTCCCAGCTGGTCAGCGAGACGGTGCACCTGCGCCAGCGTCGACGCCGAAGCATCCTGGTCTTCAGCCCGGACCGCCCACCGGCAGTACTGGCCCACCGTGTAGACCCGCCACCGCTCGACGTTCCACATCGCGGCCTGCGGCGTCCGCCACAGCGACTTCCACAGCGCACGCTCACGCACAGTCGGCGTCGGCAGTGGGTACGCCGGCACGCAACCGGTGAACCCCTCACGCGGCAGCAGCCGGAACTGCAGACCGCGCTGCTCCGACCTCTCCGACGACGGGTCAGCCTGCGGGCCAGACCGATTACGAGCACCTCCACGAGGCATCGACAATCACCATCCTCAGCGGCCACGGACCGCATCAGGGAGGGCCAACCAGGGGCGGCCCGAGAATTTCTGAACCCTCGAAATGTCGGAGAGCGATCCCCGGCGGTCCTGGGTTGTACTGGTACAAGGGGGTATCCCCCACCCCTTCGGCCTGTGGTGTGCCCTTGGTGGGGTGTGTGACGGGTGCTGTGTGGGTGTGTGCGGGCCTATGGGGACTGGTGTGGGGTGTTGGGTGGTTGGTGTGCTGCTCGGCCGCCTGCTGCGCGGTTGCAGCGCTGGTGTTCTGCGCCTGTCCAGCTGGTGCGGTCGTCGGTGTGGCCGAGGTCCCATGGTTCAGCTGATGCGATCGGTTCCCCACAGCGGGCGCAGTGTGCGCGGCCGGCTGCGACGTTGCGGGCGGCGACGGCTCGTTGTCGGGTGTGGGTGGCGTCGTAGCCTCTGGCCTGACGTGTGCCTCGTGCTCGCTCCTTGGCCTGCTGGTGTGTGCGGCAGCGGTAGGTGCGGGCTGGGGTGATGGTCGGGCAGCCGGGCTCGGAGCAGACAGGCACTACGCCGTCCAGGTGTGGTCGGTCCACACGACGTCGTACATGCCGCGGTCCGTGCGGTGCTTCATGCCATGCCCGCGTCGTTCATCGCAGTGGTACACCTCGTCGTGCTCGACCGCACGTGCGGGGCATCGGCCAGCGAACAGGTAGCGGAGGAAGTCGCCCATCGTCTGGGCGCTTACCTGAGATGCTCGGGCGCGAAGATGCCGCGGTTGGCGCGCATCTGCACGTCTTCGAGCGCGGTGAGCGCGAGCGCCTTGTTCCGTCCGGGCGGCACGACAACGTCGATGATGCTGCCGAGCTGCTGGATCGTCTCGCGGAGCGTCACCACGCTGGCGTGCTCGCTTGCCGTGAAGTACCGCTGCTCGGCGAGTTCGACGGCCGCCTCGACACGCTCCACGATGACGGGGTCACTGCGATCCGGCTCGACGTCGGGGCCGAGGTAGTGGTCGGGGATCTGAGCCATGCGGTGCCTCCTGAGGCCAGGTGATGTCCAGCGGTTCGTGCGTGTGCGGTGGCAGGTGCAGACCTGCTCACCGTGTTGGCACACCGTCCACCCCGTGGGTGATGACCGTGTACCGGGCGTCGATGAGAGCGGCGAGGTACCGGCTGGTCCGGTCGATCTCGGCGGTGAGGTCGGCGTGCGCCCGGTCGAGGGCCGCCGGCGTCCACGACTGCAGGTGGTCGGGTAGTTCGCCGCGGGTGTGTCGGTTCAGGAGGTGGTGGCCGGTGGCGCCGAGGACGGAGTGAGTGAGGCCGCCGTGCTCGATGCTGGGTGGCCGGCCGAACTCGTCCGTGGTCTGGCCTGCGGGGCAGTCGGTGGTGTCGCAGATCACGTGCACCTCCACGATGGCGGGTGGACGGCGGGGACGCAGGTGCCGCTCCGGGGTGACAGGTCAGTCCGGATTGTGGCGGTCCTGCGCGGTCAGCGCGGCCGCGTTGACGTCCCCGCCGAAGTCATGGGCCGGCGTCTCCCTCAAGAACACCGGCCCGGGATCCGTTCGCCACCGACGGCCGGGCGGATCAGCCCCGTGGCCCGGGGCAACGACGCCTCACCGGGGGTACGACGAAGGCCCCCACCGTGATGGTGAGGGCCTTCGGTTGCTCCGTTCCGGTGACCCGGCGTGGAGGTTCGCTAGCGCCAGTGTACACACTGGGAGGGCAGTTCAGGTTTACGGCGAGTCGCGGGCCCGTCCTCGCCGTCGTCCGTGCTCTGCCGCGTACTGCACGAGGACGTCTA